ATCTGTTACTCATTTGACACCTCCATCAATTAGGAAGTCGATATATTTACGTGCTTTTAATAAGTCTTCTTTACCGCCTTTATCTTTATAACGACAAATATACTTAATAATGTTGCCTTCGCAGAAGCCTAAACCTAAAGCCAATATAAAATTAATTGGCTGTATTTTATGTTTTTTATAGTGTTTAGGATCTACGCTATTTTGTACGGGGTCCATTTTCTTACCTCTTTTGTTTCAAAATTATAATCTTTTGGTAGTCTTAATATATACGCCATACGTGCTTGTTGTATTGCGTCGTCTTCTGTTAAGTCTACTTTTTCATACGCTTTAACAATCGCAGGCCAATAGAAGTTATCTGCTGCTTCTAGTATTTGTCTAGCTTTTGCTGGACCGACACCAGGGCAACCAGAAAAGTTATCGGTTGAATCGCCTGTTAAACATTGTAAAGCAAAATTATAATTAGCTTCTTGTGAAGATATATTTATAATTTCTTCTCCGTCTACTGATAGTTTACAAGGAATAGTCCGCATATCTTTATCTATGCTAACAATAATACGTTCATCTGTGTTCGTACATTGTTGACTATATAAACCCATAATATCATCTGCTTCTAAAGCATTTTCACAAAGACAATCATATTTGCCTTGTACGTACTCTCTTAAAGCTTGTAATATTAATGGCTTTCTTTTTGCTACTCTATTAAGTTTATACTCTGGAAATATATCTTTTCTAAAGTTAGCTCTTCCAGTTAAACATATTTTAACACTATCTGCTTGTAGGTCTTCGATATACTTTTCTATTTGTGTATCAAATGCTGGTATACCTTGTTTTAAGTCAGAATGTAGTGTCCACATTCCTTCTCCCCAATCAGTCGCTACTTCGACTTTACACGCTATTTGATATAGCGTTATATCTCCATCTATTAACAAAGTCCTAGATGGTTTACTTATAGGCACTTCTGTTGGTGTGCCTGGTGTTGTTTCACTTGTCTGCATCATCTTCTCCTTTATTGTTTGCATTAGTGTATGGTTCTGGATAAAACTTTTTATATATTTTATCTGCGAACCGCCCGACTTTGATAACCTGAGTTGGGTGAGCATATGTCATTATTAAGTTTGCCATAAAACTTACCCATACTACATTACCAATAACGTATCCTTTTTCAGGAATTACTCTATCAATGGTTGGTAAGTTTGATCGATCACCAAACCAATTGAATCTTGTCCCTAAAGCGGGACATTTAAAATCTGTAGGAAAAATATCTAACAAATAATCAGATGTTAAATCAAAAGGTAGATTTTTTATTTTAGCTCTTTGCTTTAATTTGTATATTCTTTTTCGTAATTTTTCTTTAATGAATTGTTGACCAATCTTCTCCAGTTCTTGCGTCTCCTGTGAGTTTAACTCGGAGTTGCAAGCTTTCACCAGCAAGTCTAATTGCATCAACTGCTTTTTCTGCGACATATTCTGATTTTTCCTTTGTTGTTTCTATGATTATTTCATCATGAACCCAAGCTACCAGTTTTGTCTCTCCATCAAAAATAGAACCAAGCTTACATATCCATTCTTTACATACGATTGCACCTGCTCCTTGTAGTAACGTATTGAGTGATGCGTACGAGGATCTTACTGTTATTTTTCTTTTATCTAATCCAACTAAATATCCTCGTTCGGCTTTTGTTTGTACATGTTGGATTAATTGATCTAATGCTGGCATCTGTTCTAAAAATTTCTTTTTTAATTTAGAACCATCTCTTATATTTCCACCAACTACTTGACCAATCTTTGCTGCGCCAGCTCCATATAGAAAAGAATAAATAAATCTTTTTGCTAAATCTCTTGTTTCTATACCTGCTGCTTTTTGATTGTGTGTATGTATATCGCCATTAACTACAATGTCTGCATATTCACCATTATCATATCTAGCCATATAATGCGCTAACATACGTAATTCTAAACCTGATACGTCAATACCAATTAATACTTTATCTTTTGGTGAACAAAATAATTCTCTGCATTCTTTTCCAAAAGGAGTATAAAAAGCTGGTACTTGTGCTAAATTTGGATTTGAGTGTGTTGCTCTTCCAGTAACGGCACCATTTGGATTTATACTTCCGTGAATTCTTCCATTTTTTTCTTGTTTTAGCCATGCTTGTTTTCCTTCTGCTAACATACCAATTCTTTTTTGTATCATAAAATATTCAGATAATAATTTTGCCTCAGGATATTTTAATTCATTTAAAATTTCTTCATCCATTTTTGGCTTACCATCCGGTGTAAAACTTTTAGGTTTCCAACCTCTTGTTGTTATTAATCTATTTGTAATATGGTCTCTTGACCCAGGATTAAAAACTATTTCTTTAACTTTAGCAGTCGGCACACCTTTTACATAACCCTTAGATTTATTATTCACCTTAGGAATAAATGGTGTGCTGACTGTCCAGGGAGGAAACACAATTTGTAATTCATTTTCTAATTCAGTTCTTCTTTGACAAAACTTAGAATATAATGTTTGAGCTTTATCTTTATTAAAAGCAATACCATTAGATGACATTTCAAAACAAAGCGTTTGTATATTATGTTCTAGATCTAATGATTGTTCTGAATAGTTTTGTTTTATTATTTTATCATATAATTTATTAGTGACCTCTACGTCTTGAACACAGTACTCTAACATTGTTTCGTTATACTCTTGCCAATCAGTATCTATTTGTTCTTTGTATTCTCCAATTCTATATCCCCATGCTTTTAAACTATGTCTACCAATTAATTTTGTAGGAAATCCAGCATTAATCATTTTAAAATCTTTATCTTTTATATCAGCCCATATTAATCTAGTAGCAACTAAAGTATCAAAGATCTTTGCTTTAGGTTTAAACTTAAGTAATTTTTTTATTACTGGTATATCATATGCAATAACATTATGGCCAATTAATAATTCAGCATTTTTTAATCTATCTACTGCATCATTTAATTTATCTGGTCCGTATTTAAAAACTTCTTTTGTGTCGATGTCTTTAAATACAACACAATGTATTTTACTAACTGAATCTAATAGTCCGTCAGTTTCAACATCGAAACAATATTTATTTGTCATTTATTTTTCCTTGCATTTCTTTAGAAATCTTAGTTCCTAGTTCGTACAAATGTTTATCAAGTTCTGTATCACCAGCTTTATTTCCTCTTTTTAAAAAGAATACTTCGACTGGAACTTGAACATCTTCGTATGGAACAAAAGATATAGAAACCGTAAACGGTCCCACTTCTATGGTTGTTGTTTCTCTTCTTGTTGGTACTTTTAATGTATTCGACATAATTCTACTTCTATAAACATTGCTTCTGGATAATCCCAACAAAGTTCATCAATCATCGACAACATTCTTACTGCGTCAATTTTGTTATGTACATGAACTTTAGAATTACCTTTCTTTTTTAAACGCTCTATTGCTTTCATTAATTCATTTGTTAAATACAAATCATATTCATGTTTCAGTACTTTTATCATATTCAATTAATCTTCCTGTGACAGAGTTATAAATCAGCTGGCCGCACACCCCAGTCTCTCCACTGAAACGATTCTTTAAAATACGAAGCGTTGTTAAATTTGCATTCTTTGCACTTTGTTGGTTACGTTCTAATCCAATTACTATATCGGATAATTGACCTATACCCGCAGATCCTCTTAATTGTGACAAAGATGTATGTGCTCCTTCTTCGTGACCTTTATCTGCTGGTCTTTTTAAATGCGAAACTAATATTAATCCAATTCCTGTTTCTTCTACTAATGATCTAAGTCTTGTCATTGCATTATCAATTGCACGACGTTCATCACCACCTTCTAAACCTGATACAACAATACTTATATGATCTAGTATAATGTAATCACAAGCACAGCCTTTTGCTAAGTATCTAATTCTACTTATTAAATTATCAGAATCTAGAGATCCAAAATGATCATAAAATAAAACATTACCATCTGATAATACTTTATCAAAACTTTGTTTTAATTTATCTTCTTTAACAGAGCTGTCTATATGCAATGGTGTATCTAAATCAATTGATAATAAACCTAATGCAGTTTTCTTTACTGATTCTTCTAAAGCAATATAACCAATTTTTTTCTTATGATTTGTAATTAAATCAAAAGCTATTTCTTTGCATATAAGAGATTTACCAATACCACTTCCAGCAGTTATAGTCACTAATTCACCTCTTCTTAGTCCATGTGTTTTTAAATTTAATTGTTTAAAATGATATGGAACAAATTCATTTACATTTTTAGTAGATATTTCTTTATATAATGTACTACCATCTATAATACCATCTGGTCTGTATACCTGTGCATCATAAATTGAACTAATTAATTCTTGTACTTTATTTTGTAGTAACATCTCGTTAGCATCTTTTAATTGTAAACTAACTATTCTTGCTTGACCTGGTGTAAATAATTCAGCACATTTTTTTGCTGCTTCTTTTCCAGGTGTATCTTGATCAAAACATATAACTACATCTTCGTACTTATGTAAAAAGTCTAAACTATTTTTTAAATCTTTTTCTGCACCAGCAGCACCATTTTTTATTGAAACAACTGGCCATTTATTTCCAAAGACTTGTGATATAGTTAAAGCATCAATCTCGCCTTCAGTAATAACAATTCTTTTACCAGAACTTTTAAATAATTTTTCACCAAATAGTTTACTTAATTTAGTATCGCCTTTCCATGTAAATGATTTGTCTTTAAATCTAAACTTTGTAGCAGAACCATAATCCATTATATGACAATGTTTGCCATCAACAGTACCAACTCTGTAATTAAATTTTCTACAGGTTTCTTCTGTTATTTTTCTAGCATTTAATTTTTTAAACTCGCCTATGATAGTGCCTGTCTGCATTACTTCTTTCCCTCCATTTTCAAAATATTTACAACCGAAACAATACGCAGAATCATCATCATATCTTGCTAAATTGTCTTTCGAATCACAATTAGGACAAGGTTCATGTTGTATGAAGTTGGCCATGTGCTTGTTCCCATAAGTAATCTATAAATTCTTGACCGTTGTTAAACATCCAATAAGGTATCTCGCCAATTGATGGAGATAAATTATCTAAACATAATTTTGCTTTTTCCCAATTACGTTCGTACAAGTGTTGCGATCCAGCATTAATACTTAAGTTACCTAATTTATAAGTCTTTTTATGTTGGTGCATTAATTGCAATAATGTATAGATTGAGATACAAGTAAAATTAAAAGCATCATATGGCCAACCTAACCAAGCATCGCTTGATCTCATTGTTGCAATACAATGTAATCTTTCATCTCGTAATATAAATTGTAAACTACAAGTACAAGGAATGTCTTTACTAGGACCTGGCTTTTCTCTCCATATATTAATTACTGCTTGTCTTGAATAATCATCATTAGCTAGTGTATCTATTACATAACTTATTTGATCTACAATTTTTGGTCCATAACTTCCATAGAATCTTACATTGTCGTCACTAAATTCTGGAATCATTTTACTATAAGGTGCAATAGTACTAACTCTATTATCTCCTGATAATATCCACGCAGCTTCAGCGTATCTAAATGCTGTACCAATTTCTCTTTGCCATATATTTAAAAATGGAAAGTTCATATCAATAGTAGAATTATAGTTAAGTATTTCTTTAGTAACCATACCTCTTGGTAATCGTACCATATCTTGTTTAAGGATATTACGAACTATATCTTGCCAAACTTGATTTATGTTCATGTTTAAACTCCTTTATAAATTTTTCTACTGATGTTTCTTCATAATCAAATATTTTAAATTCAGGACACAAATCAAAAATTACTTGATAATGGTCATAAACAGAATCAACACTAGAAAAGTCTTCAGTGTCTAATCTACGTTGAAAGTATTTCATGACTAAATGTTTTGGTGGTAAACAACCAATATATAATGGTTTATATTCTTCACAAATCTTTTTGACTTGTGAAACATTATATTGGCAACCGCCTCTAAAAACATTTCCGTATATTAATTCAGATGGCCATAAACGATCTACAATTGCGTTCTTGTGCAATCTTAATGAATCAATATGCGAGTGATAAAGATCTTTATATTTTTTTATAATTTTACCGTCTTCGTTACGCCACACTAACTGACCACGATCTAAACTATTATGTATATATTTAAACTTTCCATTAAACTCTTTATGCAAAGCTTGGCCTAAAGTTGTTTTGCCAGAACAATCAGGTCCTTCTAGTACAATAATCATTTTATTATTTTTGTCTCTCCTATGTTGTAGTTTTTCTTAACAAACGCTTTTACTTTATCAACAGCGTCTTGTTGTTGGTTGTTAAAGAATGGTAATTCTAATTGACCAGTATTACTCATTCCACCGACAACACAAACAGAAATTGATTCAGGATTGCCTATTCCAACTTTATGAATGTCTCTTCCTTTTTCTATTGTGCCATCAAGTTTTATTACAAAGTGGTAACCTATTCCTAAGTTACCTGCTTCTAATTCTTGTTTATGAATATCATGTCTGGATATATGTTCATTCGGTCCAGTCTTTGTTCTATGTATTTCTATAATTGTAGTCTTATCTCTGTCTTTTAAACCAGGATTTTTATTTAGCATCGATCCACTCCTTTGGTACATTTTCATCTGCATATTTGAATCCATGAGTTTCACACCACATGCCATATGTTGTCTTGGATTTTTTATTTAATTTTAATTTTGAATTACTAAATACAAATCTAATATCTAATTTTGGATTTTGTTTTTGTATTAATAAATGTTTTTGTCTGTCTTTAGTACTAAACAAACCTTTTGCCTCAATAATAATTTTATTTGGTAGGACAAAATCGGGAGTGTAAGTAGTTTGCTTCTGTGGACGTGTGTAAGAAACTTTCAATACTTCATACTGATAATTTACTTTCATTTTATCCAATTGTGATGCAATCCTCACTTCAAATCCCGATCTAAATCCTAATTTCCTTGCGTTCTTTGTTGTCTTTGAATTAAAAGTCGTCCACGTCATTTGAAGAGCCTTCATCTTTTGGTTGATCAGTCTCTCCACTGTGTTTGTAACCTTGTTCAGCAGTAAATCCGAAACCTCCAGAATCACCACCACTTCCACTTACTAATTCAATTATTTGTACGGCATTTAAGTACAAAGTTATTCCATTATTACCTGCCGCACTATAAGGTGCTGCGGTAGCAGAAACTTTTACTTGTGATCCACCAAATACATTTACATTATGCAATGGTTTACCGTCTGAATCAAACAACGCTGGTTTGTTTTTAGTTTTAAATCTAAATACAATATTACCAGTTTCTTTTTCTTGATCATCAAGTTCCTTAAAGTAAGGCATTTTACCTTTACCTTTTGGAAAATGTTTAGCAAACATATCTTTTATTTTAGTTGCTAAAGGTTTTGCTTCTTCCGATGATAGCAGAAGATCTGTCTTGTATACTCCATCTGGATTAAACTTTGTATCCGCTTTTGTAAGCCACGGATATTTAGCTGTGCCTTTTGGGGTTACAAGCTTTACATATTTGTCGTCCATATTTATTATCCTTTACGTTCTATAGTTACTAATAAGTGTACCTATTAATACACTAGTGTGTAGATTAACTGAAAAAATAGTCAGCCTCCAACACTTTGTTTATATCTAACTTACCTTTTTTTGGTAACTCAGGTATTTTGTGATGTAATTTTTCTGGTATTAATGCATGAGCATGTTGCAGAAAAACTTCTAATGGATCTATTTGTGTGTACATATCAACAAAAGCCTGACGTAAACAATCATTTAACTTTTTTTGATTTGCCGCAAGAGTTCCAAAAGAATCGTGGACCATCGCAAAATCCACAATGCCTTTTTGTTTAGCATAAGCAACAGTCAACAACATAACTGTAGCATCAAGAGAATGGACAAAGTTTGGTGATATACCATTTGCTTGTCTTCTCTTATCAACTTTGTTTGTTGTAGATCTGATTCTTATTCTACCCATCATTCTAGTTTTCAATACAGTTTCAGCTTGTGAATAATAAGCTTGACGTACTGGAAACCCTAATGGTGTTACCCAAAAGACTGGTGTTTTTTGTTCTGCACATAATCGTGCAACTTTTTGTAACCACTCCATTGCTTCAGGAGCTTTTACAACTACTTCACCAATTGAATCCCATATATTACCTGCTAAATAAATTGCCGCTTGTTGTCTATTTTGAAACTGCAGGTCTTCTTTGTTGTCTAATCTTTTTTGTATATATTCGTCTACAAATTCAGTTGCAGAGTATCTGGTAGATCCATATGGCAAAGTCATAACAGATCTTTTACAAGCTTTCCTGTCAATACCATATTCGTTCCATTCACTGGCAATCCACTTTTTATCTGATTCATCTTTTTCTAATTTATCTTCTACAACTTTAGATACCATGCCATATATATCTTTTGGTTTATCTGTTGGTAATAAATTAACAGCTTCTCCACCTACTTCGTCTCTTAACATCGCACTAAAATGTTGAAGACCATTACAAGAACCGTCTGAGTGCAATGGTAAATGAGAAACAAATTTTTCTCCATGTTTTAAATAACCTGCCCATTCAATACACGCAGCTAAAAATTGAAATGGTTCTTCTGCGTCTTCCCAAAAATTATGTTTAAATGGTTCATCACCACAATTCTTAATTATTTCTGAATGATCAAAAGTCCATTTAACACGTTCATCTAAAGATAATTTATCTTGACCAAATAAGTTTGCCACATGTATTGCTAAATATCTTACTCCATCTTTTCCTAATGGTAATCCATCAGCAAATAATAATAAAGCTTTAGCAAAGTCTGGACCTTGTGGATTTAAGTATGGTGGAACTGGATATGCTCTACCTCTAAAGTCCAATGTCCACACAAAATATATTCCATCTTCTTTTTCAAATTTATTTGCTAAGTGTATTGTCTTTGCTAAACCTAAACGTTTTGATTTAGTTCTTTCATTAGCTGTATAAACAGCAACAGCTTTAGCTTTCCATTTTTTTAATGATACTTTGTTTGTTGCAATATCGTGTGGTTTAGGTGGTAAATCTAATAATTCATTGTTAATTAATTTACCTCTACTTCTATTACCATAATTGTAACAAGTGTTAAGTACTAATAAAATATTTCTATTAACTTTCCATCTTGTTTTTTGTAAATCATTTAAAGAATTATAAACTTCAGGCATATCATATTGTTTTAACTCTTCTAAGTAATTCATATGCGAAGTTATTCTATGTCCTTTAACTAAATATATTCCTTTTGTATTTCTATAACCACCATTAAATGGATTAGTCCAGTCTGTTGGTTGAACAATCATTGGGAAATGTTCTGGATTTAAAAACTCATTAAACTTTTTAGAATTATTAATCCATTCTAAAGTTTTAGGTTCGCATACAATAACATTATATGTTTTACCTCTGTGTGGTTTAGCTTTAATACTTACTAAACCTGTCTTTTCTATAAACACTTGAAACAATGCTTCTCCTACATGGAGTTTTTCTCTTGTTGTCCAAGGTGTCCATTGAAAATTAACTTTATCTTTTTGTTGACTTAACTTATATTTTTTATATCCATAATGCACTGATCTGCTGTCAATATCTTTTAATACTTTATCTATTAAATATGGTTCTTTGTCATACATACCTGTAGACCATATTTCATCTTCTATTTTACCACCTAATGCAATTGCAGTTGCTGTAAATTTTCTATCTTTTGTACTTATAGCGTCAATTATAAATCGTATAGTGATAGTTGATGCAACTAAAGGATCTATTTTTTTTAGTAATTCATCTGATATAAGTTTTGGTCCTGATTGTACCACACTTAATCTGTCTGTTATTCCTGTCGCTACTTCTTTAACTGTTGCTGATGTAATACGTTTTCCGTATGGAGTTAAAGATTCTGATTTTTTTTCCGCATGTTTAATAACACGATCTGTTTCACGTTTACCACCGTTCAGTCTCGATTCTTCTTCAAGCTCTAATTGTCTGCGCTCTAAGTTATGTTGCATGATTGCTCCCTTTTATACATTGATACAAATAGTTTAAAACAAAAGAATGTGCAGTAACTATTGGACTGCACACTCTTATTTGTTTATGCATTTATGTCATAATCTGCCTCCAACACTTTAACAGCATCTTGTAAATTTTTTGGCGCAAGATGTGCATAAGTTAATGTTTGATTTATATTTTTATGGCCAAGCCATTCTTTGACCACTTGCAAAGAGATACCTCTTTGTACAAGTCTAGATGCGCATGTGTGTCTACAAGCATGTAATACAAATTGTTTGTCTTTTAACAAACCCATTTTTTCACGCACATAATTCCATTGAAATCTAATATCTGAATCTTTTAAATTAGCAAAAGGATATTTAGTTGTGTATCTTAAAAATATTTCTTGTACTCTTTTTGTTAAAGGTATAGTTCTAGGTTTTTCATTTTTAGTTTCATACACAGATAAATTACCATTAACAATATCAGTTTTACAAGCATTTAATAATTCTGTTTTTCTTAAACCTGTATCTATTAATACAATAACAAAATCTAAAAAATAAAAGAATTCTGCGTTAAACAATATATCTAATATTTTATTTTCTTCGTCAAGTGAAAAAAATCTAGTTCTACCTTTACCTTCTTTAAGCCATTCAATAACTGGTTTAGCAGGTATATATTTTCTTTTGTGTGCAAATGTTAACATTTTAGATAATGACGCTAATTTTCTATTTATAGTTCCATTAGAATTCCCTTGATCTTTTAAAATATTTACTAAATCATCAATAGTTGTTTCGTCTACATTATTAACATCAGTATTTTTTCCTATTAAATCTACAACATTGTTTGCATTATATAATTGTTTTACGTCTGTATTATACCAATAACGATCTGTTGTTTTTCTTAGCAAATCTTGCAATGATAGTACAGAGTATTTTAATGGATTTAATTTTTGTAATTCGCTTTTAATATCTTTATTATGTTTCATACAATCTAAAACTACAGCAGAAATAATATCTGCATTACTTTTTGTTCCATTAAAACTTTCACGGAATCTTTTGCCTTCGTGTGTCACATCAACTTGGTACGAATCTTTACCTCTTTGTCTTACTG